CCTTATAAGAGACAGCGGTATTTGTATTGGATACACCAACGAGATAATTATTTTGAAAATTAGTAAACCCACTCGGCAGTGTGACCTGGGCGGTATTACCCGAGCTGAACACATTCGAAAAGGACGCCAGCGTCATGTCGCCGGCGCTGGTACCAAGAACCGTAAGCATTGCTGCCTGAGTGTAGTTCGCGGTGTTCAAGCTCGCGGCTGTAAAGCCATTAGCGAAAGCGAACCCATGAAAAGAGACCACATCAACGTTATCCAAAACAAACAAAAGCGCACCCATGGATAGGTGAGTGCCGCCATTCGAGGTCAGAACAATTTGATTCCCAGAAAAGCCAGACGTACTAGAAAATGGCAAAACTACCGCGATCAAATATTCATTTGGCCCCGCTGCGGCGCTGTTGATAAACACATACGACATCGGAACCCCGCCGTAGGTGAGGCTATTAATGCCGGACCCGTCGTCATATGAATCCCAGAATTTTATAAACCCAGCAATTGTCGTCTGAGAAGAAGGAGTTACATTATAAGGGTCCGCGTAAGTCAACGAGACAGAATTTGAATTCGGCCCCGCAACTACTAAATTAGTCAGCCCAGCTAAGACCGTAACGCCACTCATGGAATAAAAAATCCCTGGTTCGCCTGATCATAGGCAACTTGATACAGCAACCCTTGGGTCAAGAACGGAAAACCAACTCCAGTCGAAGAATAGTAGATCAGCGGAGAAGCCCCATCAGTTGAAAGCTTGTTATACATTATCATTCCGACAACTGGATTAGGATTAAGCAGCGCCGCGGTCTCCGCGATCGTGCCATAGAACATGCCGTTCGAACGAAACCCCACCGCCGTCACTGCAAGATCACGGGCCAACATCGCACCGGCGGGCACCGCACTCAAATAGATATCTGTCGGCAGGGGACCATACCCCGCCGTCACGAGCGCGCAATTAAGGCTCGCTGATAAAAGATTCAACGCCCCAGAGCCCAGCAACACCCGAGCGTTGTAATAGACGAAATCCCCGTTGCTAGCCATTGACCGACCGCCCCGCCGCGGTGAGCGGACTCTGGCTCAACCGCCCGGCGAAGTTCGGGAAGCCATGCACGGAGTCAGCTTCGGACCATTGACGCTGCGCTATGTCGCGCGCCATCCAGCGCTCTTTTTTGTAAATTCTCATGTACTCGTTTAACAGTTCCTTATCCTTAATGGTCCATGGCTTGCCGGCCATGGTCCCAAGGCGCCACAGAGTGCCGTAGAACAGCCCATCGAAATGGTGAGTAACACAGATATTGGGTAGTCGTCCGACGTTGATCACGGGCATCAAGATCACATAGGCATACAAGATCGCGCCGTAATTCAAATCTGGCACGGGGTAAAGATCCAGTACGTCCGGCCCTTCCATGTAGTATTGCCGCGGCGGCCCGACGTCAGGACCGAAACGCTTGAATGTCGTCGGCACCAAGACATGCGGAACATTGGCACCGGTCGTGTCCGGATACATGAACAGCTTGCGTACAAGATGCACCTGCGAATATTGATCGATCGGATTCAACTGAATCTGCGGCTGCCCCTTCACGATCAGATACGGACCCACGATCGCGCGGTAAGCCGCCGAGTGGTAGTAAAAATCGCGGATGGTGTTCTGCAGTGTCATTTGCACCAATGAATCGGGGGCAGCCGGAGCGTTGGCGATTATCTGCTGCGAGAAGTATTCAAGACTTGATCCATTGATCGCTGCCGAACTCTGGCTATAAGACTGCGTGACAATGGCCATGGATTATCCCCCCACCGCGCCGAGCATATTCTTGAAGGCCACCATGAGCGTCATGGCACGGTTGTTGTCTGCAAACTCATCATCCGATAACTCGGCGCGGCCGGCGACGTAGAACACCACGGGCGCATAGAAAAGCTTGTCATCGAGCGGAAAGGGCGTAGCCGGCACCAACCCAAGGTCAGTCGTATAATAGGTAGGCATCGTCGTCGCGCTGAGCACGCCGGCGGTAAAGTTACCGATCAAACAGTCAGGCCGATATCGATATGTCTCCCGTAGCCCTGTGTTCAGAAAATTGAGCAAATCTTGCGGCGAGTATCGATACGGTACCTGGGTGTCCTGCAATACCTGGCGAACCTCGGTCATCAGATCGTCGATCGATTTGGTCGTCGTGTCGCTCATTCCATACCCCAGAAAGAAAAATGGGGAGCCGCCTTATTCAGACGGCCCCCCATGTCAGGTTACCCCAGAGGGCGTGGCTTACAGACCGGAGTTCGAAACCACGGCGTACCCTACGATGGTACTGTTGATCACCTGAAATCCCCACACTTGCAGCCCGCGCATCAAGGTGCCGAAGGTGCTCTCGGAGCGCAGAGTCTCAACCTTAGTCATCTGCGACGCGAAGGTCAGGCCCAACGCATGGCCGAAATACACGGCATATTCGCCGGCGGCCAGGGTCGTCCCCAGTCCGATGGCGCCGCTATTAGTCGCGCCTGCCGTGCCGATACCCGCACCACTGCCAATCGGCAGCAAGTTAGACACATACACGGTGAAGCGATCAATCATGCCAAGTCGGCCGTTGCGCGCGATGGAGGTCGCGTCACCGGTCAAGTACGCCTGCTGGAAGGCCGAACGCTTGATCATAGCCGCGGCCCAAGCCGGCAGTACGATCCAGCGACCAGTCTCAGGGCAGCGCTGCTCGTCCAGAACCAGGCCGCAGTCGATGATGAAGTCCAAAATCGCCTTAGCCGATGCCTTGGCAAAACCGGTTCCACTGGAGTCAGTCAGGCCATAGATCGTGCCCGGAGACGCCGGCGTCTGCGTGGCGCGAGCGAGCCACAACGGCGCACCAATGTACTTCGTCGAACTAATCGACAGAATCGTGTTGGTGCTCGATCCGAGATTCAGCGAAGCCGAAAGGCGGCCAGCGCCATAGCCCATGTTGAGGCCGGTTGCAGTTGCCGTGGTATAGGCCACCTGATTGCCGATCGACGCCACGCCCAGAATCTGGGTGTCGACGTAAACCTTCATCTGCTCCGAAGCGTTATCCGCCCAGTTGCTCAGGAGGTCGACGTCGCTCTGGATCTCGAACACGTCATCAAGGACGGTGTTGAAGTACGCACCCTGGTTGATCGACAACGTGACCAGATTGCTCGACGGACGCTGCACGGTGAGTGCCTGGTCGGTCGAATACGCGGACACGGTGATCGCCGGGTTCGTGCGAATGTTGATCGTGTCGCCGTAGTTGCGGATCTCACCCTCGTAGTCGGTGGACGCGATGGCGCCCAATACGGTGGCGTCGTAGAACTTTTCGACGAACTTCCCCGACCAAATGGCCGGGATGAAAATGCCAGTATAGGCCGGCGAGGCAGAAGTGCCTGCATACGGCGTACCAACGGGATAAGCCATGACTCGATCGCTCCTGCGGCTTCAGCCGCAAAGGTCACATACCGTTACTGATATGCCGCGTCGAATGTCGTGGGATTACCCGGCCTTCGGCGACGGCAGCGTTGATCTCTTTTTCCGTAGAGGCTTTCTCTTCGGGAGAGATACGCTTTCGTTGTACGCGGGAGTAGAAGTCGTCGATCTCCTGTTCGGTGAACGACCTTCCGCTCGAAGTGCCTGCCGGAGCTGCCGAACCGCTCCCCCTTCCGGGGGCAATCAGTGTTTCCCTGTTCACCTGTGGAGCCACAGACGACGGAGAAGTTGAGCGCGATCTGGCGTCTTCCTCAATAAACCGCTTGAAAATCCCGATAACCCGCGACGCGTTACCAGCATTGAAAGCGGCGACGAGCCCGGTATTCCGAGCTGTCCCTGACATTATATCCTCTACTGCGAGCCAGTCAACAAATTCTTGGCTAACATTGATCATCTTCCAGTTAGGGACTTCCCGGTCCAGTTGTGCCCACATGTTCTGCATGACCGTGTCATTGGCTACCTTGACCGAGGTCTGCACCTGGCCGCGCATGCGCTCTACCTCGGATTGCAGGGTCTTAACCTGCTCACTGGTCGTAGCAGCGGCGATCTTAGCCATGATGCCCAGCAGCTCCTCCCCGTATTCCGTCCGCTCCTGCGCCGTCACAGCGCTCGCAAACGTATCCTCAGGACGACGCGGAGCCGGCGCGGGCGCGGCGGGGCGCTGCTGGATCTGATCCAGAAGCTGTCGGTTCTGCTCCAAAAGCGCCTGGGTCTGGCCCATGAGGCGGCTGGTCTCCGCATTGTATTTACCTTGCAGAACACTGAGCTTGTGGTTCAGGTCCCGCACTGGATCGGCCTCGGGAGCGGGCTGCGATGGCGGCACCGGCTGTGCAGTGGCGCTCGGACCAGGCGGCGCGGGCTGCGCATCCGCGGGCAACTGTGCACCGACGTTCGGCAGATTGGGCGGCGGTGGGTCCCCGGCGGGCGGTGCGGTTGCGGCGGGTGGCGTGGGGGCGCCTTGCTCGGCCATAAGTCGGTTAGCTTCCTTTACCTGCTTGCGGAGCGCAGGAGGAAGATTCGGGTTGATTTTAACGGGGTCGGCCATGATGCACCTATGCCTTTGAACGTTTAATAATGAAGTCGTAAGCCCTTATTTCTCCACGCAAAACACCTGTCTTTGCGTCGTCGTCCAGGGCTACGAGGCGGCTGACAATGTCATCCCGACGTGCGGATAACGTCTTAATAAAGTCCTGAAAAAATGGGTTGTCGCGCAGTTTGACGACAGCATCCTCGACGGCGGCATTCGACATCCGCTCACCAGCGCAGGGGATTACCCAACGTCCCGGTGATGAAATCCTTATCGTCGGGCGACGGCGGATCCTTGGCATAGTCACGCGTGTAGACGCGTGTGGTCGGTGCCGGGCCAATATCCGCCGGCACGTCGCCGGGCGCAAAATCAACCTTGATCGACTTCGAACCAGAGGTCTGCGCCATCAGCGTATGACCATCAGCGCCCTTGCTGGAATTGACCTTGCTGCTCACGTTACCAGCCCTGGCTGGTTCGCATAGAACGACCTTTCTTCGGCGAAGATTTGCCCACGCCCACGCTGCCCGGGTTATCCATCGGACCCTTGCGATCCGGGCTGTAGGTGCCCTGGCCTGCGGTGGCATTGATGACCTTCGTGGTCTCCAACTTGGCGTCGGCCGCGTGCGGAATCGGGAACGGCGGCGTCGGACGATTCTGCGGATCGCAGAAGGTCGTACCATACGGCTCGTCGTTCATGACGCCGAAGTCGGCCTTACGCTTGGTATTGGACGGCCCGGCTAGATGCTCCCAAGCCAGGTTGTGCGGCTCAAAAGTCACACCGGATGGCTGGTTCGACGTCACGCCGAACTTGCTGGTGACACCGAGCTTCTTCTGGGGCATCTTCATTCCGCCGTGACTTTTCATACTGGCCTCATGGTTGTGGGCGAGAGCCCAAGTGACATAATACGATCAGGCTTGACTGTTGGCAACTGTGTTGACCGGAGCCACTTGCGGCGCGGGTTTGAGTCCGGCCACGCCGCCAGCCCCAGGAGCCGCCGCGGCAGGATTCGGGTTCGGTGTATTATTGCCTGTAGGGTTCGGGCCACCACCAGTCGAAGGCAGCCCAGCAAGCGGCCCAGCGGCGCCCGGTGGAAGCTGTCCGGCCAAATTAATCTGAACCTTGGGCGGAATCGGCGGGGGTGGCGGTTGCGGCGGGGCTCCGCCTCCCGGGATCGCATCGGTCTGCTTGACCTTAATCTCGATGCCGAGATTGTCCGCGATAGCCTGCAGCACGCGCGCCATCTCACTTGGGCCAAGCATCGCCTGGTAATTAGGATTATTTACCAGATTTAAGAATTCCAACTGGCGTGTAAGATCCTGTTCCTGCTTCGCGGCCTGACGCACGCCATCAACCACGATGTCCTCATCGCCGCGGAGCATGCCGGTCGAATCCGTGAGCATTACATAGTCGTACAGCTCCGTAAGCATCGGTGAGAACACATCCTTGTCGATGTTGTCTGCAACGTTCTGTAACGTCTTATTGGCATTGTTGATCAGCATCGAAAGCCCTGAGGCCGTGCGCCCCGCGCCCGAGTTCGCACCGCCGCCGGTCAGGTACCGCGGGATCGTGCTGACGTCATCGAGCATGGTACTGAATTTGTCGAGCACAGCCATCGTCGCTTGCGAATTATCCACCGGCTGAAAAAAGTCCACCGGCTTCGCACCGGGCGCCGTCGGATCCGTGGTCGTCGACCACTCCTTCCAAGGATAGAGTTTACGATTCTGATTCGGCGATATCAGGTCCTCGTTGAACACCACCTGCGGCCCAGAGGCAATCGAGATGTTATTCACCAACGCACGAAGTGTGGCGTTGATCACATCGGTCAGATCGTTCGCTAGCGAGGGGATCCCATTGCCGTTGTATAGGGTACCTGGCTGCTTGTCGAAGCTCGTGATGTAGTACGGTACGCGTTGACGCGGGCTTGGGTTCAGCATCACTTTGAAGATCTTCTTATCGACCATCCATGCCGTGATGAAATAGGGCTTCAGCGGATCGTCGATCCCCGGAATACCATACTCTTCCAGATACCGGCCAAGGATATATCCATTGAACTCGATCGCATTGATATAGGTGTCATCAAGTACGTTGTTGCGCCCTTCCAAAAAAGCACGCTCGAAATCGAAAATCTGGATCCACTCCTTGAAACCTCTTGTTTCATAGGACTGAATGATCGCGCGGATGTCGTCGTCGCGATATCCAGGCAGGCCGATCAAGTTGTACAAATCGTTCACCGAGAGGCGCTGACGTTCGAAAACCTCGGTATTCGTGATCTCAGTCG